AGGAAAGAATGGTCATAGCTTTGGAAGCCTTTTTGCCGGGCGGCGGCGTCAAGCTGCGCCTGAAGGTGTGGATCCGCCATCGCTGTCATCCTTTCCATTTGTGTCGACCGGCGGCGCCCGGTCGAGAATTTCGATTTCAGAGGCCACGCGCTGCGCCTCATTGGCAAGTGTGCCCTTGGCGGTTGCCAGGCGCCGCATCCGGTTAAGGAAAGCCCGTGCGGCGCGTTCGGCCACTACCCGGGCTTCCTGTGTATCCGCGAAGAGCAATGCTTCGAGATGATCCAACGATTGCTGAAAATGGAAAAAGTGATTTTCCATCGCCCGGAGCTTGCGGACTTCATCGCGCAAATCTTCGACTTCCACGCGAGCGGCCGACATTTCCTGTTTCGCGCTTTGCAAAAGCTGAAACGTCAATTCGTCGCGGTGAATTTCGAGCCTGTCCGCGTGCTGGACAACTTCTTTTTTAACCGTCGCCCGATGAGCCGCAAGGGACAGGTACCACGACACAATCGCCGTAATAATTACCCAAGGAGCCACCCCTAAAATTTCACTCGGCACGTTGAACATTTACCCCACCCTCGCAACATAATCTTGTGTCTCGGCCGGCAGATTATCCAGCCATGCGGTGTCGTGCTCCGCAACCGCGTCATCCACGGCGCCGGGACCGGCATTGTAAGCGGCAAGCGCATGATTAACGTCCCCGTCGTACTTCCGCAGCAATTCGGACAGGTACGCGATCCCAAGAATTTCGTTATACGCCGCGTCGGTGCGGTACGCATTTTCATCCCATTGGACGCCGGCAAGCCGCGCCGCTTCCGGAGCGGTATCCGGCATGACTTGCATTACCCCGACCGCGCCTTTGTCCGACACCGCGTTTTGGTCCCCGCCGCTTTCCTGCATTTTTACGCGCTGGATCAAATTGATAAGATCGGGGCTTTCAGTTTGATAAATTTGCAGGAGTGCGGGCGCATAGGCGCTATTTTCGGCACCGGCTGGAATTGCCGGCGGCTCTTCATCTGCTGCCGGCGCATCGGTCGGTGCCGGTACGTCTTCAGCGGGTGGCGTCATGCTGTCGGGGATAACGTCCGGTGTTGGGGGAGATTCAGCCTGGGCTTCAGCGCTGCCCTGCCCCGCGAGTTGAGCAAGCGTTTTTACAACCCCCGCACCGTTCGGTTGGGTCCCGATGGCTTTCAATGCCCGGCTGGTCATCGCGGGATCCTGCGAGAAAAGCATATCAACAATTGTACGAGCCCGATTTTCGGGAATGTACGTCATATCGAGAAGCTTACGCACGGCGCTTGCTTTGGTCGTAATAAATGTCGCCGGGTGAAGGCCAGCAATGGCCTGTACGAGCATTTCGGCATCTGCACCGTCACCGGAGCCGCCCTGTGCCTTATCCGACGCTGACGCGAGCGCCTGGGCGCTTTCATCCTGCGCCCGTGCTGCCCTTCCGAGTGCTTCAGATTCAGCGGGGCCGATATTCTGCGTCAATTGCCGGCCGGTCGATCCCCGGCTTTGCTTTACCGTGGCGCGCAATGCTTCTTCAGGCGAGCCGCCCAATTCCGACAACACTCGATTTCCCTGCCCGAGCGAAAGGCCGGTTGCCCCTTCCGGAGAATCATACGCATTGCGAACAGTGCGAGCTTGCTGGCGGCTGGTTCCAACCTGGACGTCGCCGCGAAGCCGCTGCGCCGCACCTTCCTTCATGCCTTCAGCCATCCGTGAGCGCGCCGCATAAGCTTCAGCCATTTGGCGAGCCGCCGCGCCGGCATCCGGGGCGTTGGTATCCAAGACGTCGTGAAGGTGATTGATTGCACGTTCCGCGACCATGCCTTCATTTCCGCCCGCACCCTGCATCGGCCGCAGCTTCGAAATCATTCCCGTGATATCGCCCGCCGTGAGGCCGGAATTCGCGGTACGTTGGCGAATGAGCCCGGCCGCATTGCGGATGACGTTTTGCACTTCAGGATCGGTCCCCACCGCGCTTCCGTCCGGACCCGGTACTTGCGGGAAAAGGTCTTCGAGATTGGGAACAACGGTAGTGTCATCATGCGGCTTCATGATCGCGCGGGCTTCTTCATCCCGCAGCGTCAGCATATCGGTTGGATTATCCATCGCTTTCGCGATCATTCCCGCATCGCCGGGCGCCAAGGCTCCACCGCGAGCCGCCGCGATATCTTGGTGAAGTCCACGTTGGATAAACCGCCGTTGCGGAGTGAGAATTTCCTGTGCTCGCGCACCCATTTCCGGACCCAAATTTTGAGCCCGCTTGCGGATGGCATTCGACGTCTGTTCGACAATATTATCTTTGCCAACCACGACGGTTTTCAAAATTTTATTACGATCCGCAAGCGGCATCAATTCGAAAAGCGTGGGCTCGGCGCCGGTTTTTGCACGATATTCCGCCGCGCGTTTTTCAAGCTGTTCTTTCGTCGCAGTCGTCAAACGCGACAAGAATCGATTGGCGCCGGTTATACGCAACACGTCGCGGAACGGCCGCGTAATAACCTGGGCAGCTTTGAAGCCACCGAGTAGCAGCGGGGCGGCAACTGCGCCGGTTACGGCTCCTTCGCCGACGTCTTCGCCGGTTCCCGCCGCTTGAGCACCGCCAGCGGCAGCGCCGGTCGCGATAATCTTGCCGGTATTGGCGAGTTTTTGCCCCTTGCGGAGCGTTGTCAGGTTTTCGAGAAAATTCCCTGCCCGAGCAAGTGCCGGGACACTCGTAGCCGCAAGACGTTCACCGCCGGCTTTGATTAGTTTACCCGCCGCGCCGCCACCGACAATCGCGCTTCCCGCTTCACCGGCAAGTCCGGCGTAGGGATGGACAGCAATCGCGGCTGTGTCTTTTGCCCGGATCAATTGGAGAATATTATTGTAGCTGGCATCGGTATTGTTCCCGGTGATCGAGCTTGGCAAAAACCTTTCGGCCGCTGCCCCGAGCATTTCGGGAATACCAAAAAGTCCACGGGAAATTCCGGCCGCAGCACTTTCGAGCGTACCCGCTTTGCTGCCCGACGCCGTACCTTCATCCCGCAAGCGCTGGTCGAGCGTTTTCCGTGCGGCCGTCTGGACTTCACCTTGGCGCGTCGAAAGCGGTGCGAGGCCAGCCGCTTGCCGCAGCCGTTGAGCCCGTGGATCGCTGTTAAAAGCGGTGACGCGGCGTTGTGCATCGGCGGTATCCTTGGCGCTCCGTACCAAGCCGTCGCGAAGGTCATTGTACCGCTTCAAATATGAGCTTTGCTGTGCCACAGCCGGCTTCGCGGCGGGTTTCGGTGCCGGCGTTTCGGGCTTGTAGAGTGTCTGCGCCTGGGCGATAATATCCGACTGCGAAGCGCCGTCCGGCCCTTGCAATGTAATCGTTTTTCCGTCCGGTGCTTTGACTGTGTATGTCGCCACTTACTGCACCTTTACAACCGACCACCCGCCGGATTTTTGAGGGGCGGCTTTTGCCGCTGTTCCGGCAACCTCTTTCGCCGACGCTTGCAGGGCGCGTTGGTACTGTTGCTTCAATTCACCGATAACCCGTTGAGCGGTCGCATAGCTCATTTTGGTAGGGTCGGGCAGACGAGCCTTCTGGATTTCCTGTTCAAATTTCGTGCGGGTTGCACTCCCCGGAAGACTTTTAATCATTTCCGACTGAAGAGAATTGATATTTTTAACAAGCTCCAACCGCTTTTGCGCGGCCGGCGAGCCCATTTGTTCGCCAACCTTTTGTCCGATTGCGGAACGACTGACGGCGCCTTCGACCGCACCTAAGCCGGAAGCATCGCCGGGTAGCGCACCAAGCTTATGAAGATCGTCAAAGCCACGGGAAATATTGTCGAGGTACGACAAAGCATCCCCGGTGCCTGTGTCAGACCCACCCGCCGTTTTCGATCGTGCTGGCATTCCGGCAATCGTAATATTCGTGCGGTCGTGGCCCGCCGCGATATCCCGATTAGTGGTGGTTGTGAGAATCGTATCTGGCCGGGCAGTCTTTGGCAGAATGCGCTTCGGGATACCGCTCGCACCGACAATAACCTGTCCGCCACCGGTATCCACAATTTTGATTGGGTCGCTCGGGGTAACGCCGGAAGCGCTGAAATCGAGAATGTGCGGGCTGCCATCCGGGCCGACCTGATAGGCGACGGTTTTCCCTTCCGGCCCGGTTCCGAAATAGACATTCTTCCCGAGATTATCGATATCAGCGCCAAGAGCTTTCGCGAAGATCCCGGCTGACTGCGGATTTTGCTGAAGCTGTTGCCCGATGGCAGCGATTTGCTGCGGATCGGTGATCCCCGCTTGCTCTGCTACGGAAGGCCATAGATCGGCCGCATTGGGATTATTGGCGAGTGCCCCGAGCGCCGTCCCCAACCGCTTGCGTGCCGCTATCTGCGGTTCCAACGCGCCTTCCGTAACTTGCTGTTGCGTGAGCGTCTTTTTCAGCGCGTCCAAATCGACTTGGCGGGCATGATCGCCGAGCTTCAGCGTGCGGTCTTCACGGCTGTCCAAAGTTGGCTGATAAAGCGCCTGGGCACCGCCCACGGTCGCAAAGACGTCCGCGAGCCGACCGATGGTGTCAATTACCGACCGACGCTTCCGGGGATGCTCTTCATCGGGAACAACGGTAGCGGCCGTTGGCGCTACGGGTTCCGGGGCTGGCGGCGCAACAGGTGCGGCCGGCTGCGACGGGTAATAATTCCCATCTGGCGCGTCTGGAAGACCCTGCATGACATTGACCGGCGGTGCCGGCGTTTCGGGAGATTGCCCGAGCGCTGCGAGGATTGAAAGAATGTTGCCCGAATCGGCCATTAGAGCGCTCCGTAATTGACCGTCGCAAATCCGGCGCGGGTCGGTCCAAGAGCCCATGGACGCAGCTTCGCAACTTCATCGGCCATGACCATAAGCCGGCGCGTCCGGGACCATAGGTAGCGGCACAAATAGACGCCGAGCCCATCCGGCTCGCGGCCGACAAGCTCGATATCCCGCTTAAGGCGACGATCCGAGAAAATCGATGCAATGCCACCGACTGTCGAAGCAATGCTTCCGAGCGTGGACGGTGAACCGCCCGTGCTGGTACCTTCCGACGTTTGGCCGGTGTTCGCGACCAATCCGCCGGCTTGCAGCCCGAGCCCGGAAAGCCCGGCGAGTTGCTGAAGGTAATTGTTGTAAAAACCCTGGTTCAATTCCGTGCCGCGCGTCTGAAGAGCCTTGGCTGTCGAACCGCTGTTGAGCAATCCGGATGCGGCGCCCTGCCCTGTGACGGACTGCGAAAGCTGACGCATCGCCGGGGCATATCCGGCATTGGCAAGATATCCCTGATATCCCGCGTTGGCGGCGCCAGTGTCGCCGGACCCGGTAAGCAGCGAAGACAGGTAATTGTTCGCGCCCGTGCCCTGGCTCATCTGCCCGCCGTAAGCCGACGTGATGAGACTGTTATTTACGTTTTCCGATGAGGACGTGGATTTCGCCGCTTTGGGCTTCAGGAAGCTCATACCGATTGCGTCCTTATGTTCGGTCGGAATTGCTGGATAAGCGACTGAAGCACGCTAGGATCCAGCATTTGAAGATGGTTGGGTGGCGGTGCGGCCGGCTGTGCCGTCGTCGGATTTGCCTGTGCTGCATAGCCCGGTTGCGCCCCGCCGGCCGTTGCGATTTGATTCATGCCGGTGCCGATGCGATCCGCGATCGAGCTAATATGCGCCCCATCGGTTCCGAACAAATTACCAACCCCGGCCGCTGCCGGATTTGCCGGCGCTGTTTCAGCGCCCAAGGGTTTAAGAAAGCTCATCGCTGCGCAACCTTCCATTGGGCTTTAGAGAGAATGAAAAGCTCGAATTTCACGTTCGCGAGCCCCGGACCTTCGGACGCCCAACGCTCGCCGGCACTTCTCATCCCGGTCCACCGCGCGAGCAATTTCACGTCCCGGCGGAAATCAGGCACCATCCCGAAAATCAGGGTGCAATCGTGCTCAACGAACATGCGACGGAAAGCTTCGTGAATATGCTCGATGGCTTCCCGACCGCGACTTTTGAAGAGCACATGAACCTGGTAGGCGCCGTCGCCTTCATGATCGAAAAGAACGACGTCCCCGGTGTCGAAAGTGACCGGCACATTGCCTGGTCGGGCCAGCCAATCGGCGCCCTTCAGTCCGCGATTAAGTGGGGCTGTATCGATCGCTTCGATAATTTGATTGACGGACGCCATGCGCGGAGTTTCCACTGAATGACCCGGTTCCCGGCGGGCTATGTGGAAAACGCTCAATTGGCGAGGGAACGGGATGCAAATTGAAGCGTTTGAACCGGCCTGTCAACCGTTTTTAATTATCGTATCAACACCTGAATTGTGCCGCCGTTGAAGTTGCCTGTGGGAACACCGCCGCCGGCAGACGAACCATAAACGCGAATACGGTTAATGGCGGTTGCCGAGCCAACAAATTGTGACTGAATTCCTCGCGTGATATTATGGGCGACTAAAGGTAATCTATTGTTGCTATTGAAAATGTGGGCCATTCCGTCGCGTGCCGCTGTTGTCGCCGTTACATGCAAAAAGAAACCCACATTGTTCGTTTCAGCGCCGGCGGTTGATACCTCGTTATAATCGCCCGAAGTCGTGAACCAAGAAACCCCGCCGTCGATGCTTACCTGAACCGTCCGTTGTACCGAGCTAGTCGAGCTAACATTTCGCGCAATAATTAAAATCTCTTGCGCGCCGGTCACGTTCGCTTCGACGGTCGAAACAGCGCCATCAACCGCAAAATTCCAAAATTTAGCTTCGGTCCACGCCGCTCCACTAACCCCCGAAATTGGGACTTCAACGACGCCTTGAACATGCCCTTCCTGGTCGACCACAAATTGAGGAACCTTGGTCGCGGTGCCGTAGGTTCCGGGCGCAACCAAGCTTTCCGCATGGTCAATCGTGACGTCGCCGGAAAGAAAACCACCACCGTCGAGTGCTCGGCCAGCGATGATTTGCCGCGTTGCGGCCCAATCATCAATAAGCGCTTGGGCCTGTTGAGCCGTAATCCCGCTGCCAATATCGATTTGCCGCTGTTGTGCCCAACGGATAAACCAGTCTGTCGGCGTCCCTTCCTGGGTGACAAGCGGCGTTCGAGTGTCGAGTGGTTGAAGCTCACCGACCATTATTCTTTATCATCCGGATCGTTCATTTCCATGCCATCCAGCCGGGTAATCGCACCATCATCGAAAATCTTGAAAAGACGTCCCGGCGCCTCAATCTGGCCTAGCGAATACCAAGACAATTCCGGTGAATTTTCCCCCGCCGTAACGGTGACAATTCCATGATCGTCATAGGTTACGCCGGCATCATCGCTCGATGAAAGAGTGACGCCCGCGCCTTCATAAGCCGGGTCGCCCATATCGGTTGTAAGCCACACAGCATAGCAAGGCAGCACTTCACGGCCGCGAATGGGTACTTGGCCCATGACAATGCGCTCGAAGAAAAGTTGCTGCACCGTGGACGCTTGGCGTGGATTGTCGTCAAAAGACTGCTCGGGATCGAGAAACCAAAGCAAACCGTAAATATCATCCCCGGCGACAACATCACTCCCATAACCCGTAGCGAGCCCTTGAGCACCTATCCAATTCATCCCGCATTGAGCGCGCCAGGTGAGTGATTGAAAATCAGACCAATCTACCCATTGTTGGGAATAACAATCGTAAACGAGCGTGGAAGTATCCCCGAGCCGAAGCACGTAATAATCGTGTCCATCCAACGAAAAAGTCCACGCGCGCAAAACCGGGTTGGCAACCCGGCCGCGCACCGCCGCGAGAATTCCCGCTTGCGCAACCGCAACAGTCGCAGCTTGGCGGAAAACGACTTCGATACCCGCTTCAGTCCCGGCAAGATTTTGCGACGGAACATTATACGCGACCAACCCGCCGGCTTCGGGCACATTGACTTGCGCCGGAACATTGTACGTCGCGAGAATTCCCGCTTCGGGCACATTGGCTTGCATCGCCAAAGCAGAATATGCCGCGAGAATTCCCGCTTCAGGTGCCCGAATATCCGTCATGGTTACGTTGTGCGGTCAATTTGAAGCTCGGCTGCGTCAACAGCGTCGGGAAGCCATGGCGCGCTAGTCACCGGATCCTCTTCGAAAACGTCGCGCCAATAGGTCTGTGCGACCGTAATTGGGCGGTCCTCACCGAGCGCAGTTGCCGGTGATCCATCCGGGTCCGAAATGACGCCGATTTGCAAACTGGCATCGCCCCCGTCCGTTTTTGCGGCCCGTACCATCGTCATAATTGCCTTAACGCTGGTCACGTCGGGGGGAAGATCGCTCAACTCGCAAACATACGCTGGCGGTGGCGGGTTAGGCGCACCGATATATTGGGTATCGATCGGTGGGCGATTGTCGAGAATTGAAAAACCGACCGCACCGGTCGAAGGTGTCCAATTCAAATCAACGTCGGCTGTGGGCACTAATCCAGCGACAATAACGGACCCGAGAAAATCGGTATTATGAGTCCCATCGCCATTCCAAACGACAAAATCCTTAATATACATAAGGACGTCCGCACCTGTGCCCGTCGCGATGTTGTTAATTTCGACCTGGGAAACTGCTGTAACCCCGGTGTTGATACCCGAAAGGTCGATAACCGTAATACCTTCAACCCTTACTTCGATTGAACCGGCAGCGGCATCAACCTCTAGCTTCCCTTCGAAGTGATACCAACCATCGGCGGTGATTACCGGATTAGTTGTGGTCATAAGAATTGTGCCGGTTGGCCCACCTGTTCGGACTTCCAAACGTCCCGTAGTTGTCACCGTCACCGAATAAAGAAAATTGTTGCCCGCGTCTTTCCAGCAAATCGGCGCCGGGTGCATCGAACTGGACGAGGGTAACGCTACCAACCAAACCCGCATAGCTTGGCCGCTGATGGTGACGTTCTCGGGCAAAACATGCCGCAAAAGCCCGGAGCCCGTGCTACCCAAGCGCGCCGCCCACCCTGCGGAAATTCCATCGGGATCAGCGAGCAAATCACAGCGTAAACTTTGTGCATAGACGCCATCGAGCAGCCGAGCCCCGACACCGCCATACATCGACCAATTATCCATGTGGGTAATCATTGCCGAAACTCCTAAATTTCCTGCGATGCTTGGTATTCAATAGCTTCACGAATGCGTTCTTCGATATCGGGTCGAGAAATCCGCTTCAAGCCGCCGCTGATTTGGAAAACTCCCCCTTCGTTATCGACAATTATCATGCTCTCTTTGACTTGAACAGCCGTGCCACCCCACGCCCCACGATCGAAGACGATTCCCTGGGTCCGGATCATCGGCGCATCGATATTTCCGCTCGGGTACCATGCTTCCGTGGTGTTACTGCCGGGCAACCAAAATTGGTCGCCAAAGACAACGACGCCGGAAATTGGATCGGGCGCCCGTTCCGCCGTCGCAAAATCCAATGCGTCAATTGTCGTTTCGCCCGGATTGATCCAGAAGAACCGACCGTTAATTCCCTGCCCCTGGGCGGGCACTACAATGACATACGAAGCGATATAACCAAGGCTGATAATCCCAACGTCATCCGGTGTCTCAACCTGAAACCACGACGGATCCCCGCCACCTGTGAGCGTGCCGGCGGTCCACGCGATAGCCGCACCGGTTTCTGTAGTGACGATGGCATTCCCGAGCGCTCCAACGGCCGTTGCCCGTACCGTCACGCCGGTTGCTGACGTCGCTTGCACTTGAACCGCCGTGCTCGCAGCCAAGGCGGTGCTGTATTGTGTTCCCGGCACGCCCACATTGCCAAAAGCATCGGAAAGATTTTGCCAGGCGGCGGCATCCGACGCGCCTTTCGCGACGAGCCACGGGTTCGCGAGCGTCCCGGCCGGTGCGCCAGTATTAACGCTTCCCGTGGTGAATTTGTAATAAACGGTGTCAACCCGTACCACGTCATTATTCGCGGGCGATCCGGAAATGCTGCCGCTGGCGTAACCGTCGTCAACATAGCACATAAGCGATGAACCGGCCGCGACGAAAAGGTAGGCCGGCGTCACACCGATATTGCTGGTCGCCGTCATGGAAACCGACTTTTTTAGGCTGGACGTCGGAAGGGTGCCGATAAGCGTTACCGTACCGTCTGTGTCGACCCGCCAAAGCTGTGTGCCGCTCCCAACGAAAAGTGCATCGTCAAAGCTGCCTGGCTGACTGTAAACCCCGCGAATTGGTCCGTCGCCTACATAAATCCAGCGCCGCATTCCCATGCGCGCAATAAGCGCCGCTTGTTGCTGTGCTAGAACCGGATTTTGCTCGAAATAGCGGTTCCGTGTGCGGATACGCGCTTCTTTCGCTACTCCCCGGAAATAATCGCTACGGGAAAGAGGAATATCCATAATTTACGAGCCCCCATACCAACCACGGTTGAACGCTCGATTGGACGAAAATTCCCGCTGCTGGTCGTACCCTTGCGTGGACATAAAAGGCCACGAAATGCTGTCATCGATCGCAAGCGGTTGTGACTGCAAATAGCGCGCGATAAATTGCGACCGGTTCGCTTTGTAAACCGTTGCGGTCTGTGGATCCATTTCGCGACCGTAGCGAGGATTTAGGCGCATCGCCAAGCCACAGATGAAGAAAATGTCGAAATCATCCGGAAATGGGTTTTCGTCAGTCGCGACAAGCGACGTGAGCTTCACCCAATCGCCCTTGTCGGCGCGGTAAAACCATTCCTGAAATGTGCCATTGACGTCGAGCAACACCGACGCGCCACCTTCGATCGTGCGACCGTTGGCATCCAGCGTAACCGGTACGTCGGTCAATCGAGCAAATGGATCGGCGATTGCCATTCTCGAACCGTCCTGCGGAAACGGCGTCAGAAAAATGGTCTTGGCTTCGGTGTTCGTCGCAATGAGGCGCCGGTTAATTTCCGGGTGCTCGATGCAGTATGGTGTGTAATTTGGGCCATAATTCGGCGACTCATACCCGAACGTGCCCAAAGGCCAATCAGCCAGTTTTTCGCCCGCATCGTCACCGTAGATGGCGCGGATATTCTGTTGGTAGAGCCGAAGCGCTTCCGTGGACTGATTTTCGGTCGGTTCCTTGCCGAGCGGGAGAATATTGCTCTCTCGAAAGGCATCCGTGAGGATTAAGGAAATCAGCGTCACAAAAGCGCTCCATAGGCAAAATTACAGGTCGAGCGGTTGCGCAACCTTCGGGTAGCCCGGCGCAGGAGCCGGGCGGGTCTTGCCGACCTTCATCCGCCACCGGCCGTCCTTGGTTTTGGATTTCGTGGTGGCGTGCAACGCCTCATTGTACGGATGACCGTCGCTGTCGAGGTCGCCCGGCGTTTCCGTGTCCGTCGCGGCGTTCGCGGTGCCATTACCCGATGGGGGAGAATTACCAACCCCGCCAACACCGGACTGCGCCGAAACCGCCGGATCCACCTGGGTCTGCGAAACCGGCGCCGTTGTCTTCGCCGCCTCTTCGGCCGTGGTGCCCCCGTTCGGTGACTCTACCGCCGTCTTGGTGCCGCTGTCGGACATATCCGCCGCGCCAGCCAGCTTCGACGGGTGATCTTCCCATCCGGCCGGAACGTCAGCTTCGCTCTCGAACACAGCGGACTTGCCATCGGGACCATAACGCCATGAGGGGAAGCTGTCGTGGCTCGGGCCACGCATGAGTCGACCACGCTGAAGCTCGGCGGCTGTCGCGGATACCCCGATTGCGCTGGCGCTTGCGAGCGCACAAATCATTGCCAATTTTCGCATCTTCGTTCTCCCTGTTAAATTAGGTGAAAAGCGTTCCCGCGCCGCCAGCGCACGCTACCGTGCCGCCCGAGCTACTGCGGAAAAACAGAGGAATTCGGGTGAAGCCGGCGCCCATTACGAGCCCGTCGACAAGTACGGTGCCGTCCGCATCGGTGATGGTAAGCGCCGCAGCGCCGTCCGACAAAAAGCCCGCGATCGACGCACCGACGTTGAGGGTATCCCCATCCGCCATTGGCTTCGCGTTATAATGCTCGCCGCGTGACATTTTCGGTTCTCCTACCCGAGTGTGAATTTTACGACGCGGCCGAACGGACCACCGCGAAATTGATAACCGGTGCATCGCTGGTTGTGCCACCGGTCGTCAAGAAAGTAATTCGGAAAGACCCATCAGCTACCGCCGTCACGAAAACCTCATAGAGATTGGTTGTGGACGATTTGACGCTTAAAACGATCGCGTCGGTCGCATGTACCTTCGCGTTGGTGACGGTGAACGACGCGGCCGTTGCCGAGCCCGCAGCCGTGAAAAGTGTAACCGCGCCAGCGTAGGAATCGATGATTACCGTCGTTGTTCGGCTGGTCCCCTGGGTGATTGCAGCACCCGAACCATAGCCGAGCCCCGTACCGTCGAAAACCTTGTTGACGCCAATTGCGCCCGGCGTGCCAACCCCGTTACCGTCGACACGAGTAACGCGAACCAAATCGCTCGATCCGAGATTGCTGGTATCCTGCGCGAATGCCGCGATGGGTGACGACAGGAGCATGGCGGCGACAGCGAAAAAGGCAAAAATCCGGCGCATTTCAAATCTCCCCCGTCTTTGAATTGCCCGGTGAAAAGGGCCACCCCGGAGCGGGATCCGGAGTGGCCCTGTCAACCTTCACCTGGAGAACAGAGCGAAGCGCAGCTTTAGCTGCCGTTGACGCGTGAAATCCGCAAACGCTCACGAATATTCGCGTTCAACGCAACGTCGAAGCGAACGCCATGGGCGCCAGTGAAGAAATCGCTGTGCTGCCACATGCGGACAGTCAACGGGATCTTCGAAAGCCGGCGGCGCATCGACGTATCGGACGCCGGCAGGATGAGCGGAACAGTATTCACAACCACCGCTTGCTTCTGGATGATAACGCGCGGTGACAGGGTGGCGCTTGCCGCACCCATGAAGGTGAGCACCGCCCCATCGGCCGGCGCTGCCGTCACGGTCGCGTGAGCGGTGTTGATGTTGACATTATCGCCCGCACCCGAGCCCGGAACAACCATCGCCGGGAAGATGATGAGCGTGCCGGCACCCGCACCGTCCATGACCGCATCGGCCACGACGGTAAACTGCTGCAAGCGAGCCGGTGACACCGGAGCCTGTTTGCGGTTGTCGTAAGCATAGACGCCGGGGTAGGTGAAAACCTCACCCTGTTTCACCGTCGCACCGGCCGCGAAAGTGTCGACAAGAAGGTTCTGCGTCAGATGGCGCCCGTTGGTCGTGCCAGCCTTGGCAACGTCGGCGTAGTTGACGTTCTGATTGGCGCCGTTGGTGACACCCGCACCGGTTGCCGCACGCGTTCCGACCGTCAGCACCGGAAGCTGATTGGTAAACATCGTCCGGGTGCCGTTCAACTGGCCGCTAAAGCCCTGGCGGAAAGTCGACGTCGAAAAGGCGTCCGGTCCCGGCAGCTTCACAACCTGGTCGCCGAGCTTCATTTCGTCGGTGTGGTTGAGAATGTAGGAAAGGTTGGCGTCGTCGACACCGTTTTCCTTCAGGCGAGCATAGCCCGCAGCGGCGTCAACCCACTCATCGATCGACGTGGCGCCGTCACCGGTCCAATCGGCCGAAGCCAGCACGGCTTTCGACAGAATGTAGGCGTCGATCTTTTCGGCCATCGACGTCGCGGCGCCGAGAAGCGCCTTGCTCTCGCGAGCATCGCCGATGGATTTGATCTTGACGAAATCGCCCCAACCCATGTTGGCGTTGAAGGTGCCGGTAACTTCGAAAAGCTCGGAACCGAAAACGGTGCCATCGGTGCCGGCGGAAAGGTCTTTCACGCCGTTTTCCGTGCGCGTCACATTGTAGCGCGGAGTGATCTGTTCGAGAACCTGAAGACCGTTGCGGTCGTCCATTTCCCCGTCATATTCATTCCACGAAACGGCGTCGGCCGTGACGAGGTTATTCTGAAGCACCATGGCGAAGCTGTTGAGTACGAGCTTCTGTTGTTCGGTTGTTACGGTACCCATCGGGATAGTCCCCTCTCTAAAAGCGGTTCCGGACTATCCCGACGCCGCAGATTGCTACGATTTCTTCGCGTCCCGTTCCCAGGCTTTCTCGAAATCATCGAGATTGTCGGTTGCCGGGTTAATCTGTGTCTTCGAATTCGCTCCCCGCGCTTGATTTTTGGGCGGTTCACCGGCTTGCGGCTTTGTCCGGGGTTTCTTGCCGGATCCAATTTCCGCATCGCGTTCCTGGACGAATTTCAACTGTTGATATGGAGAAAGCTTTGCCACGCGGCGGGCTTCCTTTTTATCCTGTGAAAGTTCGTAGAGGATTTGCGCGCCGTGATCGGCTTCCGCTGCCGCCTCAAAGGTCGGCTGGCTCAAATCCCAATCTCCGCGCATTCCACTGTCAACGACGGTTTCCTGAAAATCGTCGTAAAGTTCGGAGCCCTTGGTATTTAAGTCTTCGACCTGTTCGAGCAAATTTTCCCGCATGGCTTGCGCCGCTGCATCGCGCTCGCTTTCCTGCTGACGTTGCAGGACCGAATCTGCCTGTTTGGTCGCCTTTTGGTCGGCGAGCCATTCAAGCTTGTCCTCGATGTAACGGTCATCAAGGTGGCCGAGTGGGTATTTGTCAGCATCGGAAGGATCCGGTGCTTTCCCCGGAGCTTGGCTATCACTCGCTTTTGCGGTCGTCAAGCGCCTTTCGATTTGCTCTAGGCGTTGCTCCATGCCGGAATTTGCCGACTGCCGAATCTGGCGTTGAAGGTCGCGCTTCTCCCGCTTCAGGCGCTCGATTTGATGTTCCGACGCCGACTTTTTGGGCTTCTTTTCGTCACCCTCGTCGCCTTCATCCTCGCCCTCGTCGCCTTCATCCCCTTCGGTGCCGGTGTCTTCGTCGCCCGCAGGAGCCTTCGCGGTTTCCGTCTTGGGGGTGCGGGGCGGACCACGCTTCGCAGCCGGCTTTTCCTCTTCCTCGGGCTTTTTATCGCCCGCATTGGTTGCACCAATCTCGACTTCACCCGACGCCACGAAATTGTCGAATTCGTCCGTGCTCTGATTGCTCTCAATTCCCATTAAAATTCTCCCGCTCTAAAGGTCGTAATTGGCTTGCTGGCCGGCTCTGAATTCCCGTTGCAGTTTCATATCTGCATCGGTCTTCGCCAAATCGGCGAATTGGTCAAATTTCTCTGCTGATTGATCGTGCGCTTGCTGGTCCGCTTGCAGCGCATGGTCGCGGTCTTCCCCTTGGATACGGGTGTGCTGGTCGACAATATCCATGACGTGCCGGAAGTCCTGGTCGTCCGCGCTTTGCTCGCGTGATTGATCCTTGCTCTGGACGTCGGATGCGCGACTGTGGGCATCGAGCACCGCCTTGTACGCCTGAGCCAATGCCAGGTTTGCCCGCGCTTCGGAGTTTTTCGCCTCGGCGGATTTCTTTTCGGCTTCGGCCGTCTGAAGCGCCGCATCCCGCTCTTGTTGCGCTTGGGTGAGCGCTTGGTTCGACGCTTGCATTTGCTTCATTTCCGGCGTCATTTCGTCTTCCGGAATCACCCCCGGCGGAAGCTGCATCTTGAAGCGCTTCGCAAATTCTCCGCTCTTCGGCCAATCCTGCGCTTCGGCGATAAGATCCATGACGAGCACCGCCGTTTCTGGCGCCGCGTTGACAAAGCTCATCATCTGTTCGTTGGCGAGCGTCCGCTTGGTTTCGCTTGCCGGCCCGACGTCGACCGTGACACCATATTTGCCAATCGTGACGTCGGAATTTGGGTCGGACGGATCATTGATCGTCATAACCGTGGATTTGTCGTCGCGGCCGATGACCGTAATTGTCCGCTTCGTATCGTAAATGTAGGAAATCAATTCGTTGATATTTTTCGCGCAGCGATTGTCGGCCATCCGGCGACGGTCGACATAAATGTAACTGCCAACGTCGGAAACCATCTGGCGCTGCTGGATCGCAACCTTCGAAACTTCATTGCTCGGCATCCCGAGCGCAGCTTCGTGGATATTCGAAATATCCTTCAAATCCTGGGTCGCGAGGCCAGCTTCGTTGACAAGTGCGGCGTCAATCCCCGGCGGTGGGATATGGACCGGCGCCGTTTCCCCATCATTGTAGTAGAGGAACGGATTATCACTGGTCGGGGACTCCCGCCATTTCCGTTCATGGCCTTTGACCGCATCCGGCGTCGACAGCCATTTGTTGCGCGGCGCCGCCACAAGCTGTTCGGCCACGGTCGAGCGCCAATAATTGTGAAGGCGCTGCGGGTCTTTCAGGAAGCGGATCAATCCCCAACGATGCGTCTTTTCACCGTCGTTAAGCTCCCATCCCGGTACCCGGTAAACCGGGAGTGACGAAACGGGGTAGTCGTGCGGACCTTCGAGAATATTGTTGCCCGAGCACACGTAAAGCTGCGCAATCCGGTTTGGCACTTCACGGGTAAATGGCGAGCCATCCGACCTCGAATCGATGTATGGTAGGTACTCGAATTCTTCCTTGTCCGTAATGTCGTGAACAGTGCCATCCGTGTAAAGCGCGAGGGTTTTCGTACCCTTCGTGACCATGCGCCAATAAGACACAATCCGGACGGTATCTTCGCCGAGCCAAAAGCCCGATTGATTCCAGCGCTTCTCGCCGAGAAAACCGACTTCCGCAGCCCACGGCCAGCGGCGCTTAAATTCCTGTTGCGGAATGTCGTCGCCAATGAAGCCCCATTCCGCGTCTTCGCCGCTTGGCTCGATGGCGAGCGGGTCGAGCACGACGGAATAAGGGTCGACAACCGCCCGGATTTTGATTTCTTGCTCAAAGACGTCATCCCCGGCATATTCCATGCAGAGGTTGAAATATCCCTCACCGCAAACAACCTGGTATTTGCCGGCTTCGTCACGGGCGAAATCCGCGTTGGAATTCTTAAAAATCGAGCGGATGAGCCCTTCGCGGATCGTCGCGATTTCCTTGGTGCCGGCCTTGTCTGGATAGACTCGGATTTCCGTTTCGTTCATCAAACGGTTGCCGACTAGCTGCGCCATGAAGGCCACGAGCCGGTTGAATGTCAGGACGGGCTTTTTCTGATCCTTCCGGCGTTGCTCAACAACCGGATCCCATTGATTGCCAACGGTGAATTTGGCGTCTTCCTTGCCCGCAAGGATATTGTGTTCGTTGAAGCCGTACCCCCATTCGTACTTCTTCCGCATATCTTCGAGAAAATCTTGCTCGCTGTCGAAGCCCGGCGGTGTCCGAACCATCGAAACAGGTTGCTCGGTTGTGTCCCGCGCTATCTCGTTACGAATGCCGGCCATTGCCCATGCTCCCCTAGCCCATCCACGCGGAATTACCTGAATAATTCCATTGATCCGGGTCGTCGCCGGTTCGGTCAATTGTCTTCCATTCGCCGAAAGGTTGGTTTTCGTCAATGCCGGGCGCCCAACCTTTCGGTTTTTCGGGGCTCTTCCAGTTCTCGAACCACTCCCTTGTCGCAAACGTCAACACGCAAGCATCGGAAAGGTCCGACGAACGCAAACCCCTCGCCTTCATTTCGGTCTTGCTTTCGAGCAACCAATCGTTGTTCGCGCGCCATTTTTGCTTCGGGCCGCTCATATCCGAAGCCAGGTCGTCGTCATCGGGGATCGAGCCGCCTTCAGTGAGCCATTGCTTCAAATCCCCGTACATTTCCGCGCGGCGGTTCCACGGTCCCGCGCGCTTGGGTGTCGCTTGCTTCATCCGCGACGTCCCGCCGAAGTCAATTCCCTTCACGATATCGGCGTAGCGCTTGTTCAAATTGCGCAGCGCCGAAACGATATTCTGGCCCATCGATCCGCGATCGATGCACATACGGTTGGGGTTGTATTCATCGATGATCGCTGACAGCCACGCCACCGCTTCATCATGTTCCAGTTTTTGCCGGTGGATGACCTCTAAAACCTTGTCGCCCCGCCGGAAGGCAACTGCGAACCGATCGCCCCCACTACCGGCCGGGTCGACGCCGATAATCAGGGGTGCATCTGGATCTTCCATTTGCCGCTTACGGGCTCGAAGAACCATGGCCGGCGGAATGAACGCGTCGGTGTTGGCTGCGGCGAATGCTTCGGTAACATCGATTGGATATTCCTGCCGGAATTTACCCATCGAGCCCAATTCGTGAATCTTCGAGCGGCGCCATAGCATTTGCGCATCCGTGAGCTTGTAAAGCTCCTGATACTCAATTTCGGAAAGGTCGCCTTCCTCTTCAGCTTCGCCATGAGGAACAAAATCGCCGGCTTCCTGATATTCCGTTTGCACCGTCCATGGCACAAAAACCGACCGATAACGGCCGATACCCTTCATGGCATCCGTATAGCGCTTGAAGAATTCTCCCATCGGGCCGGCCGACGTCGTTTCGAGCCAAATTTCAGACGGTGCCCTTGTCCATCCGAAAATCTCCCCCTTGCCGCGCTCGAAGGGCAACGGCCGTGCGGGCTCGCGCCATAGCACTCCCCAAATGCCGCGAACCTCATCGACGCCCTGGACTGATGCAGCGAAATGGTCGGCTGCATTCGTCCACCACGCCGCTTCCGACCCATGGAAGAACGTAACAGCGCCGCCGCGACCGCCGGCTTTCTGGCCGGCCGTGGCAACCTGGTAAGACGAGCCCCGCTTGGAAAATTCCAATTCCTTCGCGTTGTCGGTGCCGACTTGCGGGGGAAAAGGATGCTTTTCCTGCATAAGCGCGGTCATATCGAACAGCACGTTCGATGACGCCATTTCGTGCGATAGAATGTAGATTTTTTGGCGATCCCACAACGTAGCGCGCCAGTACCCCCGCGCAGCGACATAGGTAGAAAAACCTTGTCGGCGTCCCTTCAGTCCGGCGAGCCGCACCCATTGTTCGTCCGCAAGCTGGTCCTCGGCCGCGTTGTGAAGAATTTCCTGGGCTTCGTTCAATTCCAGCGGTTCAAGGTCGCCGGACTTTGTACGAATTCGGATAGCTTCTTTCGCAAATCGCCGGAAATCAGATTTCCACAGCGCCACCCGTAACGAAAGCCACCGCTCGCGAACCTCATCAACCGAAATTCCCGCGTCTGCGGCGACTTTCTGAATATCCATTACGGAACGTATTTCGGGCAGGACGTCATGTGCCGATCACGGCCGATAATTCCCGGTTCGAGCGGCGGGCAGGTGCATTCCGGCTCGGGCTCGATTTTAAGCGGTGGCGT